CCGATTACTAACAAGAGACGACTGAAGACAACCTTCCCTGATACGGATATTGAAAAAATCCTCTCCAAAGGTGCGGGTGCGTATGGATCCTCTGGGTCTCGTCCAAATGTGTCTATTGCCCAATGGTCGTATGCCCGTCTTGCGTCAGTGCTGACAGGGGGACCTGCTCTGCGTGTAGATAAAGACTTGGTGGGTCCTGTCAGTCTGCAAAAGATAAAAGGGCTGAAAGGCGGAGGTCATCAGTCGGCAAGGTGTCGGATCTGGTCATTTCTATCAGGAAACGATGATCATGACCTCCGTTAGACCCAAGAGGTCTCGTAACTGTACGTCTGCTCTCCCCCTCCGCCTTCTACGAGTCCGCTATAGCCGAAGGCCATAACGTTGAAGTCCATTGTGGTCTGGCCTACACCGGCGGGAGGCGACTTTGAATCAGTATTGAGGTAGATGGATGCTACCTCCACATCCGCTTCGTCAGAGTAGGGGCTTGAACCACCGAAGGCTGGTTGCGTCGCATTGGGAGTGTAAGCCGTGGCAGTCATTCCAAAGTGAGGATAGGTCGTGTAGAGATTGAAAGGATCACGAAGGGTGTTCTCCGTGGTGGCTTGGGAAGGTGCGAAGAGAGCACCACCCCCTACTTGATACGTTCCCGCCGCTTGGAGTGGGAGGTAGGTAGGACTTATATCCCCCGCATAGAGCAGATAGGTGAAGCCCGAGCGAAGACGGGGAAAGAGAAGACCCGCTGCCGTTGTGATGTTCGTAGCAACGGCGGCATTGAACCCTTGTCCTCGCTCTTGAGGCATAGAATACGCCCACCGACCCGTGTAGTTGTTCGTTGTGTTACCACCGAACTGGTATGCGTAAGTATCAATCTGAATAGCCCAAGACCCTTGGAGGGCAATATCGGCGTTCATCTTGACTAAAAACCACGCATTGCGCAGGTTCTTTTTCTTGATGGCGATGGAGGGGATAATAGTGGGTGGAACGGCACTTGCTCCTTGTGGAAGCGAAAGGCCAAAGAGAGCGTTGAGGGAATACCACGAAATCTTGGTAGAGGGGTATGCGGATCCGGGCGTAACCAACCCTCCCGTGGGAGCAGTGCCGTTGTAAGTAAATTGAGTTCCAGCAGTCGCAGCAGCAGCCCCCATCGCAACCCAGTTTAGTGCGGTGTTTCCCACGGCGACGATGGTGTAAGTTTCTCCCGTTATGAGCGGATTTGCCAAGATGGAAGAGATAGGCAGAGCAGAGTAGGTTTTACTGAATCGCCATCCAGTACCGGTCGCAGCGGGGTCGATGGGAGCCAGAGTCGTGTTGGTCGTCCCGACGCCGTAGGGTACATACACATTGGGGGGATCGCCAGTACTCCACGTCAGATTCGTGACGCCTCCTGCGGGGGCGGGGGTCTCAGTCACGAGGATTTTGTTGGCAAGGGACTGAGAGAAAGGCCCCGTTGCGCCAGTAGCCCCCGTTGTACCAGTAGGACCCGTTGCACCAGTAGGACCCGTTGCACCAGTAGTACCACCACCACCACCACCTGCCGTCCAGAGCAGGGCACCAGTAGCCCCCACGGGATTGATGCCCAAGACATCCCCCACCGCTCCCACAGCCCCCACAGAATCACGGATCTGGTAGAGTTCCCCATAGCCATTCACGGTAAGATTGCGAGGAGGCCCCCCGAGGTTGCCAATGAACACATCCGAGTCAAAAGAGGTGAGAACCAACATGCTGTCAAAGGAAGCCAATCCACCCAACTTCTGCGTACTCGTTGCCACTGCGGTCGTCGTGCTGACATCCGCCGACCCTCCCCCTCCTGTGAGGGTGATGTCATTTCCCGACTGCCCCAGTTGCTGAGTGACGCCGGATCCACCACTATCCAGTAGTACCCACGATGCATTCACCGGGAATGGAGGCACCCCGAAGGATACCAACTGCGCCACGTAGGGAAAGCCGTTGTACTGAACAACGTTGCCGACTTGATATTGGGTAAAAGCCGACCAGTTGGCGTAGGACATCTCTTTCTATTGGTAACATAAAATATTTTCAGAGTTTAGAATGGAGGAAGCACAGCGATACCCACTAAGTGATGGTGATCTACGTCGCCTACTAGGGCGTGATATCAGAATATGGAACTATCCGCAACTGCAAGATCTCACCGATGCCAACGAACTGTTTGATAGGAAAGGCCGCGCCATTCTGTTATTCCCAAATAGCGGTCCCCATAGTGGTCATTGGACGGCACTCTTTCGTCGTCCCAAGATGATTGAGTTCTTTGACCCTTACGGTGATAAGCCAGAGGAGCAGAAAAAAGGTCTAGGAAAGAGCCGATTGCAGGAGTATGATATTGAGCGGCCGGATCTGACGAGACTCTTGAGAGCCACGGGTCTCCCCGTGTACTACAACACCCACGATTTCCAGCGGGAATCGCCAAATGTGGCCACATGCGGCCGCCATTCAGCCGTGCGCTTGATGTATGATGGCAAAGATATTGATGAGTATCACGCTATGATCGAGGACACAGGCAAGTCAGCTGACGACTTTGTCACAGCGATGACCTTCGAAAAGTTGAGAAAATAAATGTGTTATTCCACTGTAGAATGACGACCCGTACTAGTAATATCCGGTATGAAGGGACCAGTAATAGTGACGGTCTTCCGGACTATATCTACTTCAACGCAGACATCATCAACAACACATCCGCAGACACGTTGGGGGTGGCAGGGAATGTTCTACCAGACCCACAGATCCGCTTCAACGAGACGCGTGACACTGCACTCTGTTCTGATACGTCCAAGTATGATTTCAGCATCATCCGCTTCACGATGGACGGCCCCGGTTTGGACTTGCCCATCTTCATCCCCACGATAGAACTGGGTCAGTCCAATGTCAACAAGACGACCTACAAGATAGCTGTGACCTACCAGCAGACGTGGAACACGAATCTGCCGAATCCTGTTACCTTTGCCATCACCCCCACCCCTACCTTCATAGAGTTTCTGCCAGAGAACTACAACTTGTCAGTAGCCCCCATACCCAGCCCCCCTCTCAGAGAGCAGGACATCTCCACAGACTATTATTATGTCAACACCTTCACGCACTTCGTGTCTATGTGGCAGACCACGATGAGCGGGGATCCTGCCGTGACGGGAAGTCCCTCTGCTTACAACACTCTCTATGCCGATTTCGCTGCACAGTGGGCAGCAACCCCGGGTCTGACGGATCCCTTTCCTTTTCCCACCTATGCTGACTGGTTGGCCTATGTGAATGCACCCCAGCTGATCTACGACAACAAGAGCAAACTCTTTAGCATCTTTGCGGATTCGGACGGCTTCGGTGCTCGTATCACGGCCTTCACCCCTACCCCCTACGTGGCGGGAACGGCCTCTCCTCAGACTGCACCCGTCATGCGCATCTTCTTCAATACCAACCTCTACGGTCTCCTCAACAACTTCTATGCCGACTTCTGGAACACCACCAACCTTACGGCAGAGGGCTTCCCGGCTCCCGTCCCCTTCGGCTACACCTACGAGATCCTGTTTTACAACAACTTCTACCAGAACGTCGTGGATTATCGTCTCAGCCCTTACTCCGGCGTCCCCCCGCTCGGCACCGTCCCGATTGCAAAGCAGAAGGTCTACTACAGGCAGGAGCAGGACTACCAGAGCACGGGATCTCTCTGGTCTCCGATCGCGTCGATTGTGTTCACTACCACGCTCATTCCGATCAAGTATGAGGCTACCGGGCAACCCAACGTATTGGGTACTGGGAACTTGGGCGACTCAGCCCCCACCTCCCAGTCTGCTTTCCAGCCTATCATCACGGACATCGCTCTGGACACCAGCACGGCGGGTCCCGAGGCCTATCGTCAGTTCACCTACTACACGCCCGTTGCAGAGTACCGCATGACAGACTTTGGTGCATCCAAGCAGGAGATCCGCAACATAGACATTCAAGTCTTTTTTAAGAACCGTCTGGACGGCAACCTCTACCCAATCAACATGTACAACCTTTCCACGGTGAGCGTCAAGTGCCTCTTCCGAAAGAAGGGGATCGTTTGAGAGTGATTTAACCCGCAAAAAATAACCTTACCAGATGATATAAGATGAGCTCTGACATCGAGAAGTTGACCGTGATGGATTCCCGCATTGTCCAGAGCCGGGCCAAGTACGCTGTAGAGAAGGGTGCTCTCAGCGTGACCAATGCTCCTTTCAATGCAATCGCCGCTTCCACCTCCCAGCTGTCGTTTAACATATACGTCCCTTCCGAGAACGTCTTTGTGGACCGTAAGATCCTGATGTCCTCCACGGTCAATTTCTCTTTGCCTGTGACTGTCTTGGATCCCCCCGGCCAAGTAGCGGGGCAGCCCATCTGTGTGCCCGGCCGTGACTTTTCTCTGGCTGCCCTCCCCCTCAACCAGTTGGTCAGCACCCTATCAGCAACCATTAACGATGTGGCGGTGATGGTTTAACCATTGCCGTGCGTAGTCGATGTCGTATTGAAAAGATACGGCAAAAACGCTCTACCGGAAAAAACCGGCTTTAGTGCGGGGAGTCCGCGAAGGCACATCTACCACTCACCCCCGAAAGGGAGGATGAGGAACTCGGATAATGACCGAACCCAATGGTAAAAACGATGTGTTATGTGGTAATCCGCAGTCAATTTCCTACGGCCGTTATGTCAGGCTATGGAAACGGCTCAACGACTTCACGAGCGTAAGGGTGAGGGGACTGACAATCTCCGGTGATCCCTTAAAGGTAAAGTCTATGCCGACCTCCGGCGGGAGGTGTGAAAGTATGGCGAAAGCCACGGTATAACAGACAACATCAGTCATCAACTCTCAGGATGTCCTTAACCCCATCCTCCGTCTCACAGACTACAAGAAGAACCGCCTCATCCGCACCGCACCCACAATGCTGGACAAGTATGCATGTTACGATGACGCCTTTGGCACCCAGAATAACCCCATTGGTGGCTACAATGACAGCACAGACTATGACAATGTGCCTAACGGCGCCTTCCCCCATCTGTTCTTCACAGACAGTGCAGGGAACAAGCTCGGCACTGCCTCTCCCGCCTTTGCTGGAGCCACCTACGACGCCCTCAATGGTGTGCCCGTGTACAATCCTGCTCTTGCTCCTGCTCCTGCTGGGGGTCTGCAGTCTTACACGATCTTCGTCCAGTGGCGTACCACGGAGCCAGTCTGCCTGTCCCCCTTCATCTTCTCCGACATCCACGAGTACGAAACCGGTCTCTTTGGTTTGGAAGTAATGGCCTACTAAGCCATCGCTTTGCTAAAGCCTAAGTCGCTCTGAAAAGGAACGGCTATAATACCCTACTGGAATAAACCAGCGAGTGCGGGGATACCCTCAGAGCCTCACATACCACTCACCCCCGAAAGGGAGGATGAGGAACTCGGTTAATAGCCGAACCCAATGGTAAAAAGTGTGAGGATTGGGCGATCCGCAACGATGACTCTAAAGCCGTTATGTTAGGCTACGAGTTCCGTTCAACGACTACACGGGTATATGGGTGAGGGGACTAACAACCCCCGATGACCCCATAAAGGTATAGTCTATGCCGACCTCCGGCGGGAGGTGTTAAAGTATGGCGAAAGCCACGGTATTCACAGATCAACAACATCCAATTAATAATGAACCTGAAGTCCAGCCCTTCCAGCGCCATTCGATCCTGCTCCCGTGCAGGTGTCGTGGTCGGCCCCGCTACCTACAATACAGCGGTAGGTCTTTCTAACGTCTTTCAGGCATCCGTCATCAACGTGACCTTCCTGACTCCCTCTCTGGATGTCCCTCTGCCACCCAAGTCGGTCGTGCCCTATATGGAGTTCCCCCGTTACATTACGCAGGGATCCTCAACGGGGCTTCCTATCCAGCCCGGCACAGTCGGCACGGTGCAGTCGCAGACCATCACGCTGCCCCAGATCCCCGACATGCTCATCATCTACTGTAAGCCATCCGTTACGACCCCTTTTGAAGGGGATAACTACTTGCCTCTGGCCAACCGAGCGCAGGATGGAGTAGCAAACCCTATAAGCATAAACTTTGATGTGGCGATTATGGCTTGTTAGCCATTGTCGTGCGTAGTCAATGTCGTTTTGAAAAGAAACGGCAAAAACGCTCTACTGGAACCGACCAGCGAGTGCGGGAAGTCCGCGAAGGCACGTCTACCACTCACCCCTGAAAAGGAGGATGAGGAACTCGGGTAATGACCGAAACCAATGGTAAAAACGATGTGTTATGTGGTAATCCGCAGTCAAGACGCTAAGGCCGCTATGTCAGGCTATGCGTAAGGCTCAACGACTACACGAGCGTAAGGGTGAGGGGACTGACAATCTCCGATGATCCCTTAAAGGTATAGTCTATGCCGACCTCCGGCGGGAGGTGTTAAAGTATGGTGAAAGCCACGGTATAACAGAACTTTTCAGGTCTCTTGTCGTCTGTAACGACAGAGCAACTCTACCAAATGTCCGTACATAACGGTCTAGATATGGACTATGCGTCTTGGTCTGGTGCTGGGCGATCCTCGTCGGCGTCTTGGACGACACCCGCCAACGGTGGCAGTGGCATCACCCGAACCCAAGGCCAGATCATTCCTCTGGTCGGTGGTCTGCTGGTGCTCAAGCCCGGCACGGACATCACACTTCAGAGCGGACAAGCACCATCCCTTAACTACGGGGGCTGTATTGCTGTGTGTTAATGTGCAACACACACTAAAAGGCAATGCTTATTGATGATTTGCGGGGAGTCCCTTAAGACTATTCTACCACCTGCCTCAGAAATGAGATCAGGGAACTCGGGTAATGACCGAACACAATGGTAATAACGAATAGTATTGGGTAATCCGCAGACCTAACCTCACTCCCGGTATGCAAGGGAAAGGTGTGTGTCTCAACGACTACCAGTCAAGTGGATGAAAGACCTAGCAAGTCTTAATGATTCCAGAAGGTATAGTCTACTCCGACCGCCCCGAGCGGTGTAAATACTGGGAAACCAGCGGTACTAAGTTTCTGCGTAGGAAACTTTACTCTCCAGTTCAATCTTCAAGTCAGGAACAACACCTCCGTTGCCCAGACTCCTTCTCTCTTTGTTATTACAGCTAACTCCGGCTTCTTCGAGTCCATCCGTGGATCCTCCCGTATCATCAAGGGTGTTCTCTCCGAGCAGGACATCATCTCTGCCCCGATGGCGTCTATGATGACTCGCTCCGAGTTGGATCGCTACGTGGGCGGTGGCTTTATGGATAAGCTGATGACCGGCATACGCAAGGCACTTCCTCATCTCAAGGAGGCGGCTCCTCACTTGTTGAAGGCCGTCAAGGGAGAAGGTGGCATGATGGGATGTGGTCCTTCTGCAGGGGGCGGCACAGGCGGTCGCAGACACGCAAAAGGATTATCTGCCCGGTTGTTGTAGATCGATTTTAGCCAAATAAAATAATGTTCAGTTACGATATAGAATGTCTGCATCGCAACTTTCCGGTGGATATGCTCCATCAAGAGTTTCTCTGGTGCCATCCCTTGCAGCGGGTGTAAATGACGCAGGAGTGGACCCCTCAACTGCCCCGCTAAACGCGGGAGCGGTTATGCCCAGTCTGTTGGTTCAATCTGCAGCCGGTGTGTTACCCGCAACAAACGCCGTCACGGCGATCAACATCGTTGAACCCCCTTTTGCTACGTTCGCCTCTGTAGGTAACGAGACCCAATCTGCTTTTGCTCTTACAGTCCCGAATGGTTCCTTTGGTGGTCGCACGGAAGGTGCTCTCCAACTTGTTTCATACTATGATGGGACTGTCAATTCATTCAATCTGACCTGCCCAAAGCCTTCCGGTGTAGCAGGAGCCGGTGATAATATCTGCCTTCTGACTGGCTCCGACCAGTCGGGAGCTGCCGTGATCCCTCTTGGTCAGGCCATATCCGCTGTGATCCCGAATACAGCGGTCAGTGCATTGACCACGCAGATTCTCGTGACGCTGAACCAAGCAGTTGAAGATGGTACTGCCATCCGATTCTGGGCAGGTGTGACAACAGGTGTTGGGTTTCAGATCCGTGCCAACGCCAACGCCACCGCCGCCACAACGGTCTCTTGGTTCATCACAAGATACTAAATAGCTCTCGTTCATCCATAAATAAATATCTCATCCTATTTGTAGAAGGCATCCAATGGATTCTACAAAAGAAGTCATCCAGTATATGGACATTGCAGGAAATATGGTGCCCGTGGATCTGACAACTCTTCCTACCACAAAATGTGAATCGCTAGATTGTTCGGGGAATAAGGGTCCTTCTTCCAGTTGCCTTTTATCTTCGTTGCCCTCGCTAAATAGCGTTGGCGGCGTTCGTCTGCGGTCGGGTCGTGTGATAGGGAGTAAAGTACGTGATCCCCCAGCCCTACAGCCCCGAAGCGAACCAGCGACCCGTTAGCCTTGGGGATCTGTAACTTGTGTTTTTCATCGCTACTGAAGCCCAGATGCTTATAGGCAAGTCCGTGCTTCTTGGCTTTCGATCGCGCCTTCTTGAGATAGGCCTCTGGACTCACTCCCGCATCCTGCAACTGTTTATGGAACGTTCCGGTGGGCTTGTTGCCACCCGTAAAGTTATCCAGTGCATGATTTGCGTAGGCCGTGTAGGCCGTCCCCACAAAAGGCACATAGGAGATGACCTTCTCAAAGAGCCCCGGCGCCTTCTTCTTGTCCCGTACTTCAACGTTAGGAGTAAAACGTCCCATCGTCTCATACAAGGGATCCCCCTTCTGATAGATGCGCTGGTTGGCTATATTGCTACGGATATCCAACGGCTGGACGGCTGGATTGTAAGAGACACCGTTGCGTAGGAGACCCAGTTTGAGGAAGGCGTCCAGTATCGCACCACCCAACGAATGACCAACTCCATAATACTGATAGGAGGAGGGAGGGTACTGATTCTGAAACTCCTTGAGGTCCCGAACATCCTTCTGGAATCGTGCAGAGGATTGTAGCTGGTTGACGGCTGTCATCGCATCTGCCTTGAGATCTGTAGTATCTGTTGGATTCGTGCCACGAATGGCGATGACAATGTCTCTCCCCTTCTCTCCTTTCCCTTCCTTGTAGAATTTGAGAGTAGGAGTGGATTTGACAAGGTTGAACCCAGCAATAGCGGAGGGAGGGTTGGGACTGTAAGAGGCCTTTGCCATCTGCTGAAGAATATTTCTAGAGGGGATAGCACCACCCTTCAACATCTTGCCTCTGCCGAGTTTGAGGGGTGAAACCCTCCCTCCCTTCTTGGCACGTTTGGCAGGGGGAGCCTCCTCTTCCTCCTCCTCTTCCTCTGCCTCAGATTCATCTGTCACTTGATACTGACTAAGATAGGAGAGGGGGCCTTCTAAAATATCATCCACATAATCCATACTTTCTATCTCCTCCCATTCCTCATCAGCAGGATATGGGATGCCATCCCTATCATGCTCCAGCTGATCCAGTAAGGCTTCTGCGACTGCAAAGTCATCTTCCCATTCATCATCTAACTCTCCTCCCTCCTCATCTGGTTGAAGAGCCCGGAGTTGCTGCACAATCGCTGCGACCCGCACGATAGCTCTGTCACGTTCCAACGTGGTCAAGGCTCCTCCCTTCAGCCGTCGTCCCCCCATCGCAGCACTGACAACATTTCCCGGCAGGTTCATTGCCTTTTCTGCTATAGTACCTTTTGTGTAGTACTGAGAGCCCGGAGGGGCAAAAGTCTTGTAGGCAACCTGTGCGGCCTTCCCGATACCGGGCGCGATCTTTGCTAGGGTATCAATACCAGCATCAGCCACACTCGTGGCAAAATCTGTGAAGCCCTTGGCGAACTTCTCAAATCCAGTGCGATGACGGCTCCGATACAGCTCTAAACGACGGGCAAACTCTGGGCCGTCGATCTGTGGCAGAGCGTTGCGTTCTGCTGTGCTCATCTGAAGGGGTTCCCCATCCTCGTCCAGCGTTGGTGTGTAGGTCTTCTCCTCTGGGTTCTCGGCCAGATAGGCTTGTCGTCCTTCGTCCCACTTCCTATAGGCTTCTGCGTACTCTTGCTGCTCCAGATCCCTACGCTTCAACTCCGCCTCCTGCTCAGGAGAAAAACCAAATCCCGCTCGTTGAAGATTCCCCTTGCGGATGACTTCTCTCCGCTTCGCCCAATCAGCGTCGGTATATGGTTTCCCCAAATCCTTCTGCTCTCGTACCCAATAGGCCTTCTGTGCAGGATCATCTAACATCTCCATCAGATCCTTGTAGAGACGTGTACCTTCTCCACCGCTCGGAACAATAGGCTGATACTCCGGAATGGTCGGAGGCGGTATTGGATATTCACCGCCTCTCAAATGCATGTTGAGAACGGCCAATTGTTTCTTGGCCCGAGCCAAAGGGAGAGGTTCTTTGGAATGATGCTTCCCCGTTTCCTTCGTCACGACCCAATACAGATCCTTCTTGGGTGCCTTGCGGAGTTTATATGGCATTCTGGTTCTAACTGCGATATTTTATTGACGATAAAACATCTAAGACTCCTATAGATGTATTCTGTTATCTATGCAGACCCTTGTTGGGATTATAATGGAAGGGAGCAACACAACAATACAGTAGCGAATGCTTCCGCAACAACCCACTATGATACGTTGCCATTAGAGACACTCAAGACACTCAACCTCACAACGGTATGTGAGAAGGATTGTCTTCTATTCTTATGGACATCCTCTCCGCATCTTCCTCAAGCGTTGGAGTTGATGAAGGCGTGGGGATTTGAGTACAAGACCATAGCCTTCGTGTGGGAGAAGCAGAAGACCAACCCGGGCTACTATACGCTCTCGCAGGTAGAGATATGCTTAGTGGGTAAGAGAGGTCGTATACCGTCTCCACGTGGATCCCGTAAGGAGCGACAGTTCCTGAGTGAGATGAGAGGACGTCATAGTGCAAAGCCTACTGAGATACGTGACCGCATC